AGGAAGATGCTAAGAAGGCAGACATCAAGAGAGCATTCACTAAGTCTCTTAAAGGTAAGAAGATGAACAAGAAGATCTTATCTTCATTCATAGAGAGGATAGCATGAAGATTTATTACAATGGGGTTGCATTCTCAATCCCATTGCTATATACTATTGTCAGATTGATAAAAGTCTCTGGTAACCCCAGTTAGATTTTAATCAATCTCCATATTCTACAGTCCTGGTATCCCCAGATCGCTGCCAAGAAACCAAATTCAAACTTATCCCCAAAAGGAAGTATCATGTCTTATTTAAAGCAACAGGATCGGATTCGCAGTATCCGAGATCTTATCGACGAGCTAGAACTCGCTGGTAAATTTTCCAAACTAGCTAAAGGAATAGCAGAAGGAAAAGAACCTCTTGTAGAAGAGGAATTAGATCCAAACGATCTATCAATTAGTAAATTCTATCAGAGACAGTTTTCAGTAAATGCTCTGAATAGTTACAAAATATTCAATCACCAACTCGCTCGTGATGTTGTGGTGGCAGTTAGACCTAAAGCATTAGGTGGTCATAAACTAGTCATCGACGGACAACACACTGCGGGTCTTGCCATTTATAGCGAGGCGGTGGACAAAATCAAATGTAATGTCCTCTATCATCCTGAGGATAGGTCGAAAGAAGAGTGCATCAGAGTTGAAGGTGAACTCTTTCACGCATATAATACACAGCGTAAGAACCCTAGCATGATCGATAAGTATCGTGCTGGTTTGTGCTTCGATGAACCTCAAGCAGTTCAATTCAACAACCGTCTTCAATCTTGCAACTTGCAAGTTGATGGACTAGGAGATCTCGATGGAGATAGCTTAGCAACAGCAGGTGCAACTCGTTTCGATAAGTGCGTTAAGCAATACGATACTGATGAAGTGGACTACGGTGCATTCATCAATAAGGCAGTGAACTTCATTCGTCGTACATGGGGAACACCTGCTAAGAGTAAAACTACGGATGACAAGGGAAATGAAATCGTTTCGGAATTCAAATATCGTGATGATTTAATCCATGGTCTTACCACACTCTTAGTTCTTCTTGAGATCGGTGTTGATGTCGATGGTAAAGGTCTTTCTACTCAACAGGAGAATGACTTTAGAAATTGGTTAGAGAATGAGTGTACCAAGAAACCAATTAACTTATATGTTAGTAACACTGGTGGTGGTAATTCTCACTACAAGATAGCACATAGGTTCTTGCAAGAGTATAATACTTTTGCAGACTATGCATCTATCACACACAACTGGGCTCATGAGAATGGTGTCTGGGATGAAGAGGTTCTCCGTGAAAAGTCAGCAAAAGTAAGATCTGAGATCTTAGCTAAACCTGAATCACGTAAGGAGAGACTAGGTAGGGTTGATGGTAAAACAAAAGGAACTTATCGTACTGCCAATTTCCCACAGTATAACGTTGAGTAGACCAATCAACAAACTGTCACACACCCCCTTAACAGGGGGTTTTTTATTGCTATACTACGTACATACACAAATCAAGTTTAAACATTATGCCTTTCGAGAGAAAACTATCCGTCAACTTCGTTGATGAATTACGTGAGCAATTTGGTAATGAGATAGATGCCTCTCACGTTAAGAAGTTTGCCACCAGTCAAGGATGTGCATATCCTACAGTGGCACGTAAGTTAAAAGAGTTCCAAGTGAAGAAGGGATCATGGAACCTTACAGTTGAGCAAGGCAGAGAGATCCTTGAGAAATCACTCTCAGCACCCACTGTATTGCCCTCAGTTGAAAAGAACTTGGTACCTGCTACAGATAGTACCTTTGTAAAATTCGGCAATTTCAATGACGTTAAGAAGATCATCGGATCTAAAATCTTCTACCCAATGTTCATTACTGGATTGTCTGGTAATGGCAAAACATTCTCTGTAGAGCAAGCAGCTGCTCAGTCAGGCAGAGAACTTATCCGTGTAAACATTTCTATTGAAACCGATGAAGACGATCTTATTGGCGGGTTTCGCCTTGTGGATGGCAACACAGTTTGGCATAATGGACCTGTCGTGGAAGCACTCCAGAGAGGAGCTGTCTTGCTACTCGATGAGATTGACTTGGCGAGTAACAAAATACTCTGCCTACAATCCATACTTGAAGGCAAAGGTGTGTTCTTGAAAAAGATTGGTAAGTATGTAGAACCTACTAAAGGATTTACAGTTGTTGCTACCGCTAACACTAAAGGTAAAGGATCCGATGATGGTCGCTTTGTAGGTACTAACGTATTGAATGAAGCATTCCTTGAAAGGTTCCCTGTTACTTTTGAGCAGCAGTATCCATCACCAGTTAGTGAGCAGAAGATCCTTGATCTTATGAACAGTGACGCTGAGTTCAACAAGAGACTTGTTGACTGGGCAGACATCATCCGTAAGACATTCTTCGATGGTGGTATTGATGAGATCATTAGTACACGTCGTCTAGTTCACATCGTTAGAGCGTACCAAATCTTTGGTAATCGTGCTAAGGCAATCACCACTTGTATCTCTCGTTTCGATGATGAGACTAAGCAAGCATTCCAAGAGTTGTATGACAAGGTGGATGCAGATGTTGACTTTGATCAAGAAGTTTGATATGATTAACGCATGGAGTTTAGCGGGTTCCTTCTTGGATGGAACCCTAGACGATGAATACCCTATTATGACTGACAACACAATCACTCCACAAGAGAGTGATGAGTATGATCCTCCTGAATCAACTCCCATGGGAATTGAAAACCCAAAGGTGACATGCAAGTATGGTGAGGATGAGATCCTTAATATGGCCAAGGATTATATCACTGGCACATATCGTGGGCATTATACCACTAAAGGATCTAACATCCAAACACTTGATCTGATTGAATCAGTTGGAGACGCAGAGGCATTCTGCAGATCTAATGCCATCAAGTACCTTAGTCGGTACGACAAAAAAGGTTTCCCCAAAAAGGACATCTTAAAAGCAGTACACTATTGTGTGCTATTATATCATTTCACATCCAAACCAGTGGATATTATTGAACCGTATGAAACTTTCTAAAAGTACTCTTGACATCCTCAAGAATTTCTCTAACATCAACCAGTCTATTTGCTTCAAGGAAGGTACTGAGTTATCCACTCTATCCATCCAGAAGAATATTCTGTCTCGTGCTAATGTAGAAGAGGCATTCCCAAGGAGCTTTGCAATTTATGATCTAAGTGAATTCCTATCTGGTCTTTCACTATTTGACAACCCTGACTTCAACTTTGATAATGACAACTTCGTTGTGATCAAGGATAGTAAGTGTCAGTCAAGATACTTCTTTGCGGATCCATCTACTATCGTACAACCACCTGCTCAGAAGGTAGAACTTCCAAGTAGGGATGTATGTTTCACAGTAGCATGGAGTGATATCTCTAACATCATTAAGGCAGCAGCAATCTATCAGATAGAAGACCTTGCTGTAGTTGGTGATGGTGCTAGTGTTAAACTTGTCGTACGTGACAAGAAGAATGACACATCCAACAGTTATGCTGTTAAGGTAGGTACGACAGACAAAGAGTTTTGTTTCAACTTCAAGGTTGAGAATCTCAAGTTGCTACCTGGTGATTATGAGGTTACCATTAGTAAGCAAAACGCATCATTATTCAGAGATGCAAGTAGAGACCTAGAGTACCTTATCGCACTGGAGCCTGATAGTAAGTATGAAGGATGATTTTCTGTGGGTTGAAAAGTATCGACCCCAAACCATTGAGGACTGTATTCTATCATCCGATATTAAGAATACATTCCAATCTTTTATTAAAAATGGAGAGGTTCCTAACCTTCTCTTATGTGGTACTGCTGGCATAGGTAAGACAACCGTTGCTAAAGCTTTGTGCCGAGAACTAGGAGTTGATTCTTATGTGATCAATGGATCAGATGAGGGTCGCTTTCTTGACACTGTACGTAACCATGCTAAACAGTTTGCTTCAACAGTATCTCTGGTATCATCATCTAAACATAAGGTGATCATCATAGATGAAGCAGATAACACTACACATGATGTACAGTTATTGTTACGTGCTTCAATAGAAGAGTTCCAAAAGAACTGCAGGTTTATTTTTACCTGTAATTTTAAGAACAAGATCATTGAACCACTTCATTCTAGAACAACTGTTATTGATTGTAATGTCAGAGGAAAGAACAAACAACAGATCGCTGCTCAGTTCTTTGAACGATGCCGTGATATTCTTACCAGAGAAGATGTACGGTTTGATGATGCGGTGGTCGCTGAGGTCGTCCAGAAATACTTCCCAGACTTCAGAAGAACACTCAATGAACTACAACGCTATAGCTCCACGGGATCAATCGATACGGGGATCTTGGCAGTCCTCAACAACGTCAAACTTGGAGAACTGATTTCTTCATTGAAGAACAAGGAGTTCTCTGTTGCACGTAAGTGGGTCAATAGTAATTTGGACAATGATCCCAATGCTATACTCAGGACTGTGTATGATAATTTGTATGATAATTTAAAACCTCAGAGTATACCTCAGGCGGTTTTGATCATCGCTAAATATCAATACCAATCAGCATTTGTTGCTGATCAAGAAATTAATTTATTAGCAGCTCTCACTGAAATAATGGTGGAGTGTGAATTCAAATGATCATGAGTAAGAAGAATCAAAAGCTAAGAGCACAAGTAAAGTCCAGATGGTATTATATCTTCTGGGGTGCTGCAACTGTATCAGTATTTGCTGGT